CTGAAGTAATCTCTGTGGCAGCCTCCGCAGACCAGGCTAAAATCGTTTATCGCAGGCTAAAACATCAGGTAGATTCAAGTGAATTGCTTGCACATTTCTTTAGTAAATCTACAGAACACAGAGGACTTTGGACTAAAGATGGCACAGGTATATATAAAGTTATTGCAGCAAAGGTAGCAACTGCTCAAGGTTTGCATCCTAGTCTAGTCGTATTTGATGAGTTGCATGTGGCCAATGAAGATGTCTGGACAGCCATGAGTCTTGGTTCTGCTACTCGCCCTGACGGACTTACCATTGGAATCACAACTGCTGGCGATGACACATCAAACCTACTCAAACATTTATACGAAAGAGGAATGGCAGCCATCCAAGGACAAGAAGACCTTGAGAGATTTGGTTTCTTCTGCTGGGAAGCACCTCAAGGCTGTTCTCTAGATGATGAAGACGCTGTTCGTATGGCAAACCCACAATTAGCAAGCGGAATCCTAAACTGGGAGTCTGTTAAAAATGAATTAGCCACAATGCCTGAACCTGATGCTAGGCGTTATAGATTAAACCAGTTTGTGTCATCCATGAACGCTTGGATCCCTGTTGGAGCCTGGTCTCAATGCCCTGAAGGACGACCTACAAACCCAGAAGTGTTTGCAATTGAGAGAACCTCTGGTTGGGAATATGTATCTATCGTGACTGCCCAGATGCAGGAAGATGGAAAGATAGCCACAGAATTGGTGGCATCATTAAATAATACAGATATTGATGGTGTGATTAAAGTCTGTTTAGACCTTGCAAAATATGGCAAGCCGTTTATCATGGACGGAAATGTATTGGATGACCTAGGATCTGCGCTAAAGCAGAAAGGTTTCAGGGTACAAATGACATCCAACAAAGATTTAATTAGTGCGTCAAACAACACTTATAGTAGAATTATCAAGAAGCAACTAATTCATCCAAGAGATGAGATAGTTACTCTACAAATGCAACGAGCAGTACGCAAAAATAGTGGTGAATCGTGGAGAATTGCCAGAAAAGATAGCGGAACTGATATTGATGCAGCAGTAGCAACAGTTTTAGCCATCTGGTTTGTTGAGACACAAATAAAACCACAGCAGATGGTTCATTGAGGAGAACGCAATGGGATTTAGAGACAGACTAGTGAGCAGACTTGGTTATGAATTAGAACCAGCGTATGTTCCTGAAACAGAGAATCGTGGAGTAGCAAACACTGCACCAGCAAGAGACGCAGTTAGCGTAACACCAACTACTGCACTTAGTCTTGTTGCTGTATCAAGAGCCACATCAGTATTGGAAACTGCAATCATGCAGATACCTGTAAATGTTTACAGAGGCAACACACAACTACCAACACCACTTTGGTTAGAAACACCTGACATTGAAAATCAGATTTCACAAGCAGAATGGCTTGGCACAACATTAATTCACATGGCAATATTTGGAAATGCTTATTGGCATATCCGCAGGGGCCCAAGAGGAATTGTAAACATTACAAACCTACATCCATCAGATGTAAGCGTCTCAACAGATGAGACAGGAAAGATTTATTATCTCTACAAGTCAAAGAGATATTCGTCAGCAGATATCAAACATCTAAAACTTTATCACAATGCAAGTTCAACAGCGTTGCTTGGCGAAGGTCCATTGCAGCGACACAAGTCAGTATTGCGTTCAGCACTTGACTTACATAACTATGCTGACAATTGGTTCCGTACCGCAGCAGTTCCAACAGGTACATTAACCACATCAGAATTTCTTTCTGCAGATGTTGCAAAACAAAATAAAGATGCATTCATTGCATCGCAGCAAGAAAGAAGTATTGCAGTCCTTTCATCAGGTCTTAAGTATGATTCTATTTCTCTTAATCCTGAGCAAGCACAATTCCTAGAAAACCAGAAGTTCATTACACGCCAAATCGCAATGATGTTTGGTGTTCCAACAATGTATCTTGGAATGGGAATTGAAGGACAAGGCATGACATATGTCAATGGTAACGAAGACAGAGCAAAGTTGTTCCAGGATGGATTGCAGCAATATATTGTACGCATCCAACAGGCAATTACAGACCTTCTTCCAAGAGGACAATACGCAGAATTTAATTTGACTGAGTTCCTTCGTCCAAATACCAAGACACGATATGAGTCATACGCAATTGGCTTATCAAATAATTTCTTGACAGTCAACGAAGTCCGTGAGATGGAAGGCATGTCAGAAATAGCACCACAAGACCAGGTCCAAGTTGATGTCGTTGATGACAATCAACCTGTGGACTAAAATGGAGTAATGAAAATGAAAGATATGATTACCCGATCATTTGAAATACGAGCAACAGATTCTGAGAAGCGTGAAGTTTCTGGAATCGCTGTTCCTTTCAATGAGACAATTGACATTGGTGGTGGATGGTCTGAGCGTTTTGAAAAAGGCGCAGTAGACCTAAACGCAAATGTAAAACTATTTCGTGACCACGAAGATATTATTGGTGTCGTCACAGAAATGGAAGAATCTGATGAAGGCCTATTAATTAGAGCAAAGATTTCAGAAACAGTTTTGGGAAATGAGACACTTAACCTAGTTAAGGATGGAGCAATCCGCTCATTCTCAGTTGGATTCATCCCAGTAACAGATGAAAAGAAAGACAAAACAATAATCCGTAAAAAGGTTGACCTCAAAGAAGTATCTTTGGTGGCATTTCCTGCTTACGATAAGGCTGAAGTACTTTCAGTCAGAGAAGAAACCAATCAGGAGGAAATATCCATGGAAAAAGAAACACCTGATTACACTTCAGCAATTAACGAAGTTCGTAATCACGCAGAGGAGTTGGAGCGCCGTCTAGATGTAATCGCAACATCAGCAGCAGCACCAACCGATCCAACATCTCAGTTCCGTTCATTCGGTTCTTGGGTTAAGGCTGTAGCAGCAGGCAACGAAGATGCCGTAGCACTACACCGTACATTCACTGGTGCAGACTCAGCAGATTCAATCATGAAGAATGCTTGGGTTTCTGACACAGTTCGTATTCTTAACGCTGGCCGTCCAACATATTCCGTATTCTCAACAGGTGCACTACCTGCTGATGGTATGAATGTTGAATATCCAAAGGTAAATACAAATACTCTCGCAGTTGCAGAGCAGGCTGCTGAAGGCGATGCACTCGCTTACGGTAAGTTGACTCTTACATCTCAAACCGCTCCAATCAAGACCTACGGTGGTTACACTGATATGTCTCGTCAGGTTGTAGAGCGTTCAAGCATCAACTATGTTGACACTGCATTCCGTGCAATGGTCGCTAAGTATGCTGCTCAAACAAACGCTGCTGTTCGTGCAAAGTTAATTTCCGAAGCAGCAAACTTCAACACATCAGCACTTGGTGCATGGACTGCAACAGAAATCATTGATTCTCTTGCAGAAGCAGCAACCAAGGTAAATGTAGACACAGGACTTCCATTGGAATTCATCCTTGTATCTTCAGATGTATTCCGTTTGATTGCAAAGACAGTTGACACCTTGGATCGTCCAATCTTGTCAAATGTTGGCGCAACAAGCAACACTTATGGTTCAATCAACCCAGTAGGACTAACAGGAAATATCCTTGGTCTTCCAGTTGTTGTTGACCCATCACTTGCAAACCTATCATTCTATGCAGGTAACTCTGCAGCACTCACAAATTACGAGTCTGCTGGTGCACCTTTCCGTCTCAACGACGAAGAAATCACCACACTAACAAATTCCTTCTCTGTATACGGATACCTAGGTATCGCAGTACCAGAGCCAAAGGCACTTTGCGTAATTTCTTAATTAATTTAGAGGAGTAAGATTATGGACTGGACAGACTTGAAAGCATATGTAGGTGCATCTGCAAATGATGATGCCTATGTTGAAGAATGCTGGGACACAGCAAAAGATTTGGTAGCAAACTATATTGTTTCTGCCAAGGTTCCTGTTGGTGTGTTGAAGCGTTGCTACCTTGAAGTAGGTTCAGAACTATTCCATCGTCGTAACGCACCAATGGGAGTGGCTCAATATGCAACATATGACGGAGCACCGTTAAATACTGCAAGAGACCCTCTCGTTGGTGTGTATCCTTTACTTAACAGATACATGGTGAGATTCGGATGAATTTAGCAGGAGTTAGAGAAGAATTAGAAAGTGCCATCATTCTTGGCGGCATTTCTAAAGTCTATAAGTATGTGCCAGAGAGACCTAATCCACTTTGTGCGATTATGGAACCTGATACTGAGTTCATTACTGTATACGAGAATCAATATGATGCGGATTATGCATCTAATTGGAAAATTCTTGTGCTTGTTCCGTATGCAACTAATG